TGGCTTTCAGAAAACCAATAAGTGACTTAAAACTATCATCGCTAAGATTAACGAAAATACCAGCATCGATCCTGCCATTAACAGAATACCGTTGCAGTTCATTAAGAATTCGACGCCAGTCTGGAACATGCTTGTTGACCAGTTCTGCAACGACTGCCTTGTCATACTCTATGCCTTCCTGACCAAGAATGCCCACTGCTCGCTTGAAGAATCCGGCAGCAAGTCGAGGTAGATCCTGCTTGGGAATCTTAAATTCGATGACTGAGCATCGTGAGTGAAGTGGCTCGATGATACGGTTGATAAAGTTACAGGTAAGGATAAACCCGCAATTCCTCGAAAATTCCTCCATGAAATTGCGTAGAGCCGGCTGTGTGGAGTTGGGATTGAGGTAATCGGCCTCGTCGAGGATGACATACTTTCGCCCTCCACTAAAAGATACTGTGGAAGCAAACTGCTGGATCTCGGTACGTAGAGTATCGATGTTTCCATTCATAGACCCGTTAATAATGATATAGTCTGCATTAATCTGCTCAAGCATAGCACGAGCAACTGTTGTCTTACCTACACCAGGACCACCAGTAAGGATAAGGTTAGGAATATTATCTTGTGAAACGAAAGAACTGAAGGTCTGCTTGAGACCTTCAGTTAGCACACACTCCTCAATAGTCTTCGGTCGATACTTCTCGACCCAGAGGAATTCATCACGAATCATATTTCACCTTAGTAGTTAGAGCTTACCTCTGTAGCAACAAAATAGGTAATGTTGTCAGAGGTAAACTGTGAAAGACCCTTCATAGAGATCTTAACATTATAATTGCCCGAAAGCAACTTAATAATGTTATCAGCCTTGAAGATGACATTAAATGTCTTATCAGACTCACCTACATCAATACTAAAGACATCGGTAGTAGGATTCTTGGCATTAGTAGCAGTTACCTGTACCTTCTGTCCATTTCCTACTACTGCGATGTCAGGTAGCTGTAGAACTGCAGTAGCCCTGACGACTCGCTGCAGTTCTTCCTGAGAGATGTCAAACTCGATATCAGCTGACGGGAAAGTGATATCCTTAGAAGGAGGAGAGACAATCATATCAGGATCAGCATAGGTATAACTAACTGACTGTCGTCCAGCTACAATAGTTAGCTGCTTATCACCAAAGTCTAGATCTGGTTCCTTAAAGAGTGAAAGCACTCCAAGGAACTTAGATAGTTCGTAGATAGCAAACTGTCGAGGAAAGCTCTCCTCAACAGTTGCCTTTGCGAAGATAGACTTCTGTGGTGAAATAGTCGTTAGTGCGTTACCTGGCTTAACTAGCAACGATGGATTAATCGTTGCAAAGTTCTTCAGTACGTTAATCGTATTTTCACTCAACTTCATAATATAACCTCTGATTAGCGCTTAGCTGTCTTGAACTTCTTGAGAAGATTAGACTGCTGAGGAGGAATTACATCAACAACGCGCTGCTGATTCTTAGTCTTCTTGAGAAGCTCAGCATCTGCTGTTGCAGAAGCACCAATAGAAGCAAGTGCGGGTAGCTTACCACCAAACACATATGTACCAGCATGCTGGAGATGCATCCAGGGGCAGAGCCAAACCTTACCACCCATATTACGAACATTCTGACAGAACATATAGTCTTCTGAGAGATAACGCTTAGTCTTAGGATCGATAATGCAGTCAAAGTAGGCGTGGATCTCACGAGAACCATCGAATGCTTCTGTACGGATATGATCTGGACGATATGCATATTCAGGATAAGCTTCACGGTACTTATCGAAAGTACTACGACGAATCATCATGAAGCCTGTACCAGTCTCTAGTACTTCTGCAGGCTCATCAAGACGAATAGTCTTTGTCTTCTCTGTACCATCAAACACTGGATTGAAGACGAAGTCACCTACGAAGTCTTCGAGTAGGTTTGGATTATCGTCAGCAACACCCTTATCGACAGCCTGCTTGATCTTTTCCCAAGTAATGCACTTCTTAGGATATGGAGCAGCAATCACATCGTAGGGTGATTCTGGTGACTGAAGAGCCATCATCGCAATAACATCCTGAGGATTAAATCCGATATCAGAGTCGATGAATAGTAGATGCTCAGCACCTGAACGTAAGAACTCATCAACGCAATAGTTACGTGCACGAGTAATAAGTGACTCGTTAAAGAGGAAGTATGAGCGAACCTCAATACCATAACGAACACATAGTGCTGTTAGATCGCACAGTGAGCGTGTATACATGCCGTTACACTGCCCACCATACATTGGCGTAGCTACGAATAGCTTACGCTTACGAAGATCTTCTAAGTTAATCTGAATTTCCATTATAAACTCCCGTCGTCAAATAAATTAGGTATACTTCTGGTCGTGAGCCTTACCAATGCCATAATCGCCATCGTATAGCTTCAAAGTCTCAGACTTGAATAGTAGGAACTGACCAACTCGAGTACCTACATCTATCATCATTGGCCCGGTAGTGACGTGAAGAGCCCCTGCCATAACTCCATGGTAGCCAGAGTCATATAGCCCAGAAGTAATAAAAACGCCATTGCGGTTAAGAGTAGATCTAGTAATAACCCAACCAGCTTCACCTTCGCCCACCTTGATAATATTGTCAAAAACTACTTCATAACTACCAATAGGCAGATGCCATGCTGTACCCTGCTTAAATGTAGGAATGATTTCTTCTGATCCACGATGCTTCTTTTCAGTCTCGTTGATATAGAACGTGTTGTCCTTAATCTTAAAGACCTTAGCTAGCCGGAGATCTACTGCGTTAGGCTGAATGTCTACATCCTCAACATTAGTTAGTGATGAGGCGTTTTCCTTAGACATAATATGTAGCATCATTGTTGTTCATCCATGAAAAAATAAGGGTTCTCAACTGTGTTAAAATGCCCTATCGAACTCTCTAATAGTATAGGATTAAGCGGTTCCAATAGCCACATAATATTTGGAGGAACCTCTTGTGATCCTTCAAACTTAGTTGATGAGATTGTCCAGCTACTATCAATAAACATTGGACTAATCTCGTTCCTGAACAAGATCAAATTAGTACCATCATGCCATACACAACTAAAGGTACCGTCAATATTATTAGCACCTTCTACATCATAAATGGCTAGACTAAGAAGGAGCAGCTTCGTATCCCAAGAGATTGTACTCTCTAGTTCTGACTGCAGCTTTTTAATCTGTTCAGCCTTAATAATACCATTATGCCATAACAAATGCTTACCAAGCTGTGCAGGATGAACGCTATCAATATCCTTGTTGTCAGTAGTAGGAGCTTGCTGATGTACTACAATATAACCAGGGGGTAAATCCTTAAGTAAGCTGTAATCGAGCTCACCCATACCCCTGTGAAGGTATTGAATATAACCAGCATAAAGTTCAAATACTGCGATAGAATAAGAATGCTGGCCGCGATATGCATTTAGCTCGGCCAGTTCCTTAATTCGCTCAACTGATGTAGAGCCTATAATAGAGCACATTACCTAATGAACCTTTCCCATTCAATAGAAGGCTTATACGGAATAGGATCTCGTACACCAGCCTTAATAAAGTTCTGAATACGTTCAGCACATGATGGACACTGACCACAAGAGTTGCCATGCTCATCTGGATTGTAGCAAGTCAAGGTATATTCAAACTTGACATTACCCAACTCTTGAGCAATTTTAATCTCATCATACTTTGATAGCAAGCTAAATGGTGCTTCTAGTCGAACCTTATGTGTACGATTCTGATCTGCTACTGCATTCATACAATCGACGAACTTCTGAGTAGTATCCCAGTAGCCGTATTCGTCATGAACCTGTAATCCGGTAAAGACATGCGAAGCCTTATTAGACTCTGCAAAAGAGAATGCAAGAGCATTCAAGATCATATTACGGAAAGGAACATAAGTCTTAGGTTGAGGATCACCAAGAACCTGCTTAATAGTAGGCATAGCAACGCTAGTACCGCCGATGTTAGCAGACACTTCCTTGACGATCTCACCAAGAATACCTAGGTCAAGAACCTTATGAGCAATACCAAGATACTCACAGGTCTTAGCAGCCATCTCTAGCTCTTTCTTCTGCTTCTGTCCATAGTTATAAGACAGAGCATAGACACGTTCAGGTCCATACTTCTTAGCAAGGATATATGTCATAATAGTAGAGTCGAGTCCTCCTGAGAGGACCGACACCACATTATGATTAGTTTCGGGTAGTGAAAATAGAGCTTGTTCTAGATTCATTACTGCCTCAAAGTCTTTTCATTAAGATAATAAGCTGTCATAAGGTGACGACCGTAACGCCACATTGTCTCATCGGAAGAAGCACGAGCAGGATTGATATCGATACCACCACGACGTGTATAGAGACATGCAACAAAGATCTCGTCTGCTTCTAGCAGGTCATAGAGACGCTTGTAGATACATTCACAGATCTCTTCGTGGAAGTGATTCTCCTTACGCATAGAGACAATATACTGTAGAAGTGACTCATCAGATACTGTTTTAGGTCCTGAGATTGCAATGAATACATCACCCCAGTCAGGCTGATTAGTAACACGGCAGTTAGAACGAAGAACTGAAGTGCGGTAGATATGAGCTTCTTCTGTAGAGTCAATAACCTCTAGAATGTCAGGATCTTCGTTATAGTGGTCAAAAGAGATCTCAGTTACAGGTAGATAGTCCTCAAGACGTTCTACATCACCACCAGGAATAGCTGGTAGTGTCATATCGTTCTCAGTAAGAAGATATACTTCGAGACTATCAGCATCGAGCACATCTACTAGATCATCATATACCTTAGTGCATACAAAGTCAACAACATCTTCTACACTATTGCCACAACGCATCATATTAAATGAGTTGAGGTAGAGCTTAAGTGACTTTGACTCTACAATATTGGTGGAATCTGCAGGATAGATGATACGGAGAACTCCGCAAACAGGAAATCCGTTGTTGGTCAGAGCTGAAAACTCATAGCAGTTCCAGGTATCAATACCAACAAACGGAAGATCATCTTCTTCGATCTCATATGCTGTACGATTAAGCTCTCGTGGAATACCTACCAGCAGAGAAGGATCCACACTATCAGGAGTAATATATGGCTTTACTACTGAGCCGTCACCTGCTTTACCAAGGTGAACTGAAGCAATTTCTTCAATCTTAGACATTCTTCTTTTCCTCGTATTCTACTGCAAACTGCAAGAACGTAATAGCCTTCTTAAGATCCTTAACTACATCGTCCTTATTACCTGCACGCCATACATACTTAAATGCTTGAAAGCGATTATAATCTGTAAAACGATCATTCTTAGAAGTCTTACAGAGGTCCTCGATAACGTCAATGCATTCATACTTACCATCGCCCTTATAGTGACTAGGACGAATAGTAGTAACTGCATCCGTAATCTGACTTTCTACAATCTTCTTCATTTATAGGTCCTCATAAAAAACTTCCATGCATCAAACGATGCATTCTTAAGTACATTATACATTTCTTCTTTATTATCGCAACGGTTAGTATAACTAACCGAATACATAACCTTACCGCCATCTAGTTCTGGTGTACACTTATGTACTACTGAACCTACCCATGGATACTGATCCTTGTTTTCCCAAGTACGTTCCTGTGGATCTTTACCTTTGAGTTCTGGATAATGAGTAATAAGTGCTGGATGGCCATTATAGACTTCATACTTTTCACAGATATCAGCAGGTAGAATACGCAGATAACCATGAAGGGTAAAGAAGTAATCGTCCGGGTTAGTAGAACGAATCCAGGTATAGATTGCATCTGGAGACATGGTTGAGACGTCAGAAAGCCCCTTAACCCATGTTGTATGATCGAAATTATTAGTGATGATATGATCAGGTGTACGTTTTAGTTCGTTAGACAAACGAACAATCTCGCTACCTGTCTGACTAAAAAGTGCTACCCATTTCTTCACTTGCAGAAGCTCCTAAACTTATCGATGTTATATGCAATACGTAGAAGCTGTACTGTATTCACATCTTCATCCATATATTCAATAAGCTTTGTAGAAATCTTATCTTCTAGACCTTCATCAGTATAAGTCACACCATTAAGACCGTGTACTACTGGATTAGAAGTATCTACAGAATCGATCCACTTATACTTCCAGGCCTCGTTCTTATAATGAAGAAACTCTTGTGGTAGAGCACAGCCGAGTAGATGATGAGGCTTATAGATGTTAATAATGCCGTCTTCTAGAAGCTTATCTAATACTGCTGGACGACCCTTTGCTAGTCGATGCCACTTTGTAGGTCCGTCGAACGTCTTATCATAGTAAGAGAAGTCAAATGAGATTGCTACTTTCTCAACCATAGGTTCAACATACTTGTAGCAGTCTACAATCTCTTCGTAGCTCTTTCCCTGGATGACACCAATACGCTTAATAGTCTTAGGAACCTGCGTATCATACTTGCGCATCCATTCGTCTAGCTTACGCTTAGTACCTTCAGTATCTTCTAGAACGTCAGGAATAATAAACCAGGTTGGATTAAGCTTGTTAATCCAACCCACATACTTGTCACTATCAAATGCAGTACCCAGCTCAAAGATGCTGTTATCGAGAAGGACTTCTCGACCATTAATAACAGCATCCTTAAACTGACGCCAGTATACTGGATTCTCTTCAAACATATGAACTAGTGCGTAGTCATAGTCTGTAGCACGCTGAACTGTATTAAAGATAGAAATTGGAGCTTCATGCGCTATTTTCACCAAAGCACTCCTTCTTAAACTTCTTATTGAGATTCATAACTGCGTTAATAACTTGCATACGAGTATCATAGTCTAAAATAACGCATTCAGTGATGCCAGAAATCTTTTCTTCTAGCCAAAAGTTCTTAGGATACATGACCTGGAATGCTTCTTCAGCCCCCTGACACTTTTTAATGTCATGGTGATAAGCTGCTGCTAGCACTCTAGCCTTAAAATGAGGATACTCTTCTGTGATACGATCAAGTCTCTTCTGGGCATCATTATAGCCAGTATGACCAAACTTATGAAATACCTTACCTGAACGGGTATCGGTAAACTCTGCAAAGTACATCTTAGGCATATCAGCTAACTTTCATACCTTCACCAGACAAAACATAGTTTGTCATAAACTTGTCGATATTCCTAGAGTCAAGCTTACTCCTAACAAGAAAGAGAGCTTGGTTCTTGGTTGTCTTCTTCGCATGCGAATTTTCGATCAACCTAACAGCAAGCTCTCTCTTCTTATCCGGATTCTGTTCTTCGTAGATGTCTTTTAGTTCTACAGTCAAGTTCTTCATATTCATCTCCTATACTCCTTATCTTAGTATAAGAGCATAAAAGAATCAACTGCAGTTATACTTCTGTAGACGAATGTTAGAGTAAAATTCACTCTTCACGCCAGAGTCATGGAACATACCGTGAAGGACGGTTGTCTGAGTTGTGCTGTTAGAAGCCATAACACCTCGATTCTCACAACATCCATGCTTTGCTTCGATATAAACTGCTACTGATTCAGATGCAGTAGCCTTCATAATAGCATCAGCAATATCACCGCAGAGCTCTTCTTGTAGAGTGCCACGACGAGCACAATGCTGAGCAATGCGGATATACTTAGAGAGACCAATAACCTTTGTAGAAGGAATGATACCGATATAAGCAGTACCAGTTACTGGCTGGTGGTGATGTGAGCACATCGACTTAAGTTCTGCACGAACAACAAGCATCCCACGATAAGGATCAGTACCATGAGAACCATCGTTAGGGAACGAAGCTACATCTGGTGCAGGATGATAACGACCCTCCATAATCTCGTTGATATACATCTTAGCAAGACGCTTAGCTGTACCCTTAGAGTTAGGATCGGTATCAACATCGATTAGTAGTGAGCGTAGAACACTATCAAACTTCTCAGTAATCTCAGCAATCAGAAGATCATACTCATCTTCTTTGATGAATTCACTGATGTTGTCATTAGCATGAAAGCGCTTGTTAGCCTTCTTAATACGCTCAATAATCTTCTGAGAGACACTCATTCAAACAAATCCTCATTCCACTCACGATGACCTTCACGATAGGCCATATTTGCAACTGTCTCACGGACTTCTACACGGAAGCACCAAAGACGTTCTGCCTCGCCTGGTCCCCACATATCAGGAATGTAGACACCATTGACATACTTGTATAGCATATCAGCAAGACCTTCACATCCCATTTTAGGTAATACTGTTAATTTAGCCAACTTCTTTTCTTCTAAGAGCTTGAACGTCTCAAACTCTGGATCATCTTGAGCAACAAGAAGAGTATGGTCGAACTGATCTTCTAGAACTTTCTTGAGCTCTTTAAGACCACCATAATCAGCAACCCAGTTACGAACATCTAGATCATTAGTACCAAAATAAAACTTCATAGAGAAGGCATAACCGTGGATTAAATTGCAGTGACTATCAGCTCTCCACTGACGGTATGCACAAGGAAATGCATTATGGTACTCCTTCGTGCTAACATACTTGTATGTGATAGGTTCCATTAATTACCTCTTTAGACAAACTGCGTTACTATTACCAGGTGTAGGAATCCAAGAACCACCTGATGTTATACATTCGTTATAGGCTTGGTAGTATAACCTGTTGGAGTGAACTGTTGTCGTTGCAATAATAATAGCAATCAACACAGCACCAACTATTATACTAATCCACACCCCAAGCCAGAATTGATTCTCGTCCTGCATCTAAATTTCCTTCTTACGGTTCTTGATGTTATATAATGGATTGCTACGATCATACTTACCCATTTTTTCTGTATTGGACTTTGGTTTACTAGCAGCAGCTGCATTATTAGCTACCCGCTCATCTGTATCTTTTGTTAATCCTTTATTCCAAGGTACTTTACCTTTACGAGATGGTGGTTTAATACCTTTAGTCTTGTTTAACTCACTTAAAAGCTTTCTATTACTATCAGATTTCGGGTTACTCCAATATTTCTTTTTAGTATTAGATACTTTTTGTTTTACAGAAAGTGTTGTTGTTTCATTTGCACTCCAGTGGTTAAAATGATAGTTGTTGAGATTATAATACTTGACACCAAGTTCTTCATCTCTTATCATTGATAACCACTTGTACTCTTCTTCTAAAAGATCCTTTTTATTGGTATAAACTCTCGCAAGGATTTTACGTTTGAAGTCGTTGGATCTGTGTTTATAGCCTTGCTTCATCCATGTTGATGAACAAATATAACCATCTTTCTCATTTCCCCAACGACATCCAATGTAATATCTTTTGTATTTTCTATCATACCAAATATAAACAAAACCATATTTTTCCATTTAAAATACTCCAGTAGAAATAACACTACTGGAGTATTTATAAAAGTATATATTTCAAGTCCCCCAGGCATTTTTCCAGAGCTGAACTTGTAGGCGTGGAGAAAATCGCCAACCATTTCGCATCGCTAGTTCTGCGACCCATTTTTCATTATTATCATAATGCATAGTAGTCCCACCAGCGGGCATAAGATAGACAGGTATATCAACACCCCCTGAAAGATACTCATCGACAGCCCTCACTACATCAGCGTAGTCTTCTTCATTAGAAACTACCCACTTAAAGTAAGCCTTAGAGTTCTGGACTTCGAGTAGATACTCATCTACTACATTTGGCTTAATAGCTTCTTCCCAAGGCTCTCCAGAAGAAGGTAGCTTAGAGCTGATTGAGAACATAACTTCCTGAATACCATTATCAGGATCAGAGAGATAGTCAGCTAGACCAAGCTGAATCTCCTGAGTACCATTTGTCTCAAACGTAATGTTGGTTAGATGCATATTACGACGCTTGATCTCTTCAAAGAGATCAATATAAGAACGCTGCCACCCTAGTAGTGGTTCACCACCAGTAAGAATAAGGTGCTTATCAGGACCAAACGTTCCACCAGGAAGAATCTCTTGCATCTTATCTACAATCTGCTGAACAGTCAGCATAGGTGATAGATGCTTGAAACGAGGGTCCCAAGACGCATATGAATCACAGCCAGTGTGAACTAGAGGAAGATCTTCGTAACGCTCGTACTTAGATGGATCGACAGCTAGACGCTCTTCTGATAGCTGTCCCCGAGGCATTGAGAAGCCTGCGCACTTAAAATTACATCCGAATACACGAAGGAAAACGCTGGGAGTACCCAGATACTGTCCTTCACCCTGGAGTGAATAGAACAGCTCAGCGACTTTAATTTTTGACATGATTGCTCCTAGTTTTGGTTGACCAGTGGAAGGGCACTGGTACCTTATTTAGCTTCGTGTTCGATTGCTTCATTAAGCATTCGATTAATTTCGTTATTAATCAGATCTTCGATCTCTGGTGTAATCTCATGCTGTTCTAGCTTGTATGCATTATTACTATTGTCGAGACGATAGATATCGACTAGGACGAACATCTTACCGTCCTCATCTTCCTTAATAAATTCATCTTCTGGAAATGAAACGAAGTAGTTGCCAATACGGAAACCCTTCTTTTTATCTGCTGCATCATCCATTGTAAAATCCTTTCAATGCCTTTTCTCTATGGTATCGGTTTGCCCTATTATAAAATAAAATGCCATCTAGGTGATCAAGCTCATGCTGAAACACTCTCGCGGTCATACCTGTAAATGTTTCTGTTGTAGTCTCACCTGATGGTGTTTGAAATCTAACTCTAATATTCTTAGCTCGCTTTACCTTCACATTAATAC